CTCGTTCCGTTGTGCTTGTACTTTACCTTGCTGTTTCCAGCGGAATAATAGGCGTACTGCGCTTGCTTACTCGCCTCGTTCGAGTTTGCTCTCGAAATGCTCCCGAAAACCTCAAACTCCGAGAGGAGGAAAAAGTAATCCTTTGTCGCCGTGACCGCACTCGCGGATGTGCTATTATTTCCCGTATTGTCCGTGTACTTGGTAACGGACTTTAGGACTGCACGGAGCGCCGCCGGAATGACTGCGATAATCGTTCCGGAATAGCTCGAGAGGCTTGTCCCGCAAATATTTGTACGCATTTGCGAGCTCGCCCATCCGCCGGAGTTCGTTGCACTACTGTTCATAGAGAAATAGCCGGTTGTCGAAACGGGCGAGGTATAGTAACTGTCGCAGAAACACACGTCCGTACCGCCGGAGAGCGCCGTTTTGCCTAACTGGAAATGAATACGGTTTTCCCCTTCTAGGCTCGCATTATGGTTGAATCCAATGACAAATGCGTATATTGTGTAATTAGATAGTGTAAGATGTCCAACCGTGCCGTTTAGCGTTACCGCCTTTCGGTCGCCAATGCTCCAATAGTTCGCGCCCTGTCCCGCGTCGGATATATTTTTTATTGTTTCCCAAGTATTTTTATTCAGTGTCGGATATACAAAATTAAGCGACACCGCGTAGCTGTCCGTGATAGTTACGGCTTTTGTGTCAGATGTTTTCCCGTCCAGCGTAGCGGATACTCTCCATGTGCCGATCTCCGGAACGGTAAGCGTACAAACTCCGGTGCTGTCAGATGTTCCGGTTATCGTTTTGGAGCCGTTTGTCGCCGTGACCGTCGCACCGGCAGATACTGTTACGATCAGCTGCAGAGCGATTCCGGTCTGAATCGTACCGATTACTGCGGCAAGCCCTTCGATGGTCTGTGCCGCAGGGGCTGTGCCTCCTTTGGCCTCCACTGCGTCATACGCCGCGCCGACTGCCGTTATAATGCGGTCGATTTCTGTCTGTACGCTCATGTCTGTTCCTCCTTTAAATCGCGGCGAGGGCGTTTTCGATGTCGTCTGTCAGGCCGACTGTGCCGCCGGAGGTATAGCCTGCGGGAATGGCTACGCTGGTCTGCGTGAGGCCGTCGATGGTCTTTGCAATCGCGCCGTTGTTGGCCATGGTGCCCTCGACCTTGCTGCCGTCGGCCAGCACGATAAACTTTCCGTCCAGCACGTCAGCAGCTCCGGCAGTCACGCCGGAAACGTCCTTGTACTTGTCGGGGATCGCGCCGACCGTGACCTTGCCGAGGACTTTGCCCTTGGTGGGCGTAATGTCCTGTGCGGCCTCGGCGGGCGTGGCGGACTTGTTTTCCAGCACGACGGATACCTTGCCCGTGCCGGAGTGCTTACCGGCGGGTACAGTATACTCCTGATTGCCTGTCGTCGCGTCCAGGACCTTTTCGACCGCGCCGTTGTCCGGCATGGTGCCTGCCTGCGTCACGCCGTCGGCATCGATAAAGACTTTATTCGCCAGCACGTCGGCAGGCGCGGCGGTCGTGGCGGAGACGTCCTGATAGTTTTCCGGGATCGCGCCGACGGTCACACCGGACAGGCCGTAATAGCCCTGATCTGGTGTGACGGACTGCTGCTCCTTCGTCGGCGTGACGGATTTGGCCTGCAGGTTGTAGTTGCCGCCGCCGGAGACGCCCTTGACCGTGCCGGAGCCGTTGTGATAGCCCGCGGGGATGGTGTAGGATTCGCCCTCCTTGACGTTGGCGTCAACCGCGCCCTGATTTTTGATGGCGGCGGCCTTGTCGGTCAGCGCGTCGAGTTTGTCCGTGCTCGCGGCAAGGCCGAGGCCGACGAGCCAGGTGCGCAGCTTGTTCCGCGCGGTCTGCAGTCTTGTAATTTCGGTTTGTGTGCTCATAAAATCACTCCTTTAGATTGTCGCCAGCAGGGCGTTGATGTTGCCGACCTCCGTGTACACGGCGGCGGACGTTACAGGCTTGGTGTTGTCCTTTTCGACTGCGTCCGCCGTATCGACGGACAGGGTGTTGGTTTCGGCATCCAGCTTGAGGCCGGGGCCGATCTGATAACCGCCCCCGCCTCCGCCGCCCGACTGGCGGGCTTCGTTGATGGCGGCGACGAGGTTGTCCTTGCTGTAGGTCTTGAGATCGTTCAGGTCGCCGATCTGCTCCTGCAGCTGCGCCCAGACGGGGAGTGTTGGATCCGCCGAAGGATCGCCGGACGGCTCCACCGCAGGCTGCACCTTGCCGAGCGATACCCAGACGGTCGGCAGCACGACGCCGGAGGCGTTCGTGCCGTACACGCCGACGCGGGCATAGCGCCCCGCCACGGCGAGAATCTCTGGCGGGACGGTCACGGTATCGCCATCCCATTTTGCCGGGAGCACGTCGATGGTGGCCCTGCCGTTTGTAAAGACGGCGGTCTTCGTCAGCCCGTCCCAGTCGGATGAAAACGCGAATTCGACGCTGACGGCCTTTGCCATGCCCGCCGTCAGAAGCTCCGGCGGCGAGCACAGATGCGCAGATGCTTTGGTGATGTGGATCTGGATCATGCTTCGTCAACTCCTTCAAATTCCACAAACGGCTCCAGACACTTGATATCTCCTGCGGAAAGCCGGAGATCGAGATCAATCGGCAGCTTGATCCGCTTGAATTCTGGCAGTTCCGCTTCCAGCTCGTTTAGCTCCTCTTGCGGCCGCCCGCTCATGAGCTGGTTCCCGTAAAATTCAAGCGTTGGATTCAGCTTGGTCGCCAGAATGGCGAGCGCGTAGGCCTGCCGAAGCGGGAGATCCTGCCCGATGAGTTTTTGCAGCGGCTTGGATGCAAGTGCAATATCATATAATTTCATGGCGTCCTCCTAATTGATTGCTGTGCCGTTTACCGTTAATTTCCCCGACGAATTGCATGCGAGTGTGCAGTATCGGTATGAATTGTAATACAGCACGATCTCATCCCCTCTGACTGTCACAGGATAGCTTGATGTCCCGATTTCAAACCCTGTCGCGGACGGGGTGAGCGTCCTGCTCGACAGCGTAAGCTTGTACGAGCCGCTTGTCAGCGCGGCGACGGTCGGCGATACCGTGCCCCATTTTGCAGAGTAGTTGCTGGATCCGCTTTTCAGCAGGACTTGGCCGTCTGTGCCTCCTGCCGGGAGCATCCCGTCAGGGCTGCCCCACTCGACTGCATAGTCGGTTCCTCTGGACTTTTTGAGCACTTGCCCGGTACTGCCGCCGGACGGGAGTGTCCCGCTGACGTCGCCCCATGTGCAGGCGTAGTTTGACGCGGATGATTTTTTCAGCACCTGCCCGGTTGTTCCGCCGGTCGGGAGGATGCCGTCCGGGCTGCCCCATGTGCAGGCGTAATTGGCTGTGGATGTTTTTTTCAGCACCTGGCCTGTCGTCCCTCCGGTCGGGATTGCCCCCGGCAGGCTGCCCCACTTGACGGCGTATTCCTTCGTACCGTCCTTGAGGAGTACCTGTCCGTCTGTCCCGCCGGTCGGGATGCCTGTAATGGTGCCCCATTCCAGTGCGTAGTCCTCGCCGGACGATTTCTGCAGAACCTGCCCGGTGCTGCCGCCCGCCGGGATACCACCGGCTGCATCTTCGCCCGGAGCGCCGACGGCGAACATGACAACCTTGCTCCCGGACAGCTCCAGCACGGCCACGCGCTGGCCTGCCGCGAATTTTACCGCCGTGTTGCATTTATAGTGCTTCTCGGTCGGCTCTTCCGCGCCGTCCAGCGTGATTGTCAGTCCGTCTTCCTCTACCGTCGCAACGGTCGCAAGCTGAAAAGGCTGCTGCGGTTCTTCCGCCGTTTTTTCTTCCTCTGGCGTTTCGGTGTACAGGCTGTCAACGCCCTCCATTATGCAATCACCGTCCTTTTTGCAGAGTGTGTCATGAGGCTTCCGGCTGAAAGCTGCATCTGCCAGCCGGTTTCAAGATAAATGCCGCCGATATCGTCATGCGTAAGCGCGATCACGTCCCCGACGCCGTGGCCGGGGTCATTCAGCGTGTAAAACGTGATAGCGCGGGCCGATAGCAACGATTCGTTCCGCAGGCGGTCAGCGTAGGCCTGTAGTTCCTCCTGCGATGCGATATTGTCTACCTTTACGAGCGACGCGATGCGCATATTGCGGCGGAATGTGGATTTCCGCGACTGCGGATTGTCGTTGATCGCCGTCGCTACCATCGGCTGCTCCATATCCGGGTTTGAGCAGACGCAGATAAACACGTTCGGCGCGTCGAAGAGGTCTTCTTCGTCCGACCAGCTTGGCCCCGGATGGCGTTCCGGCAGGAACAGCTCCGTTGTGCCATAGGCCCAGTCGATATTCTGTGCGCTCGGCTCCTGATACGGCTCTAAGCGTGCGACGCCGGAGGCGTCAAACCAGAGGCTGTTATAATTGATCTCTTCGAGCAGCGCATTGATGATCGTCAGGTAGCTTGTGCCGATGTCCCAGTCCTCGCGGTCGGTCTGCAAGGCCGCGTCTGACGGCGTTGCGATTACGAGTGCAATTCCGCAGGCTGTCAGCAGTTTGCGGATCTCGGTAATATACGACGAGCCTGCCGCAAGGTGCAGGATGGTCTCGGTTCGGTTGCTGTATACGCGCCAGCCACGGTCGTAGGCCTCGATCTCGACGCGCTTCTGTCCGGCGGCTCCCTTGGTGCTCGGTGTAGCAGCTTGGTAGACGCCGAGCGGCGTCTCCGCGCCGTTGATCGTCATAACGGGCCGCAGCTCGTCGGACAGATAATCTACTGCGTCGTTTGGCAGGAACGTGCCCTTGAGGCTGCCGTGGATCGTCGCGTCGCGGGTGCACATGATCTGCGGCGAGCTGCCGGTGTCCCATCGGAGCTGTGTGAGGGGCGCGCCGTTTCGGAGCACGTCGACGCGGAAACGTACGTCACGGGTCAAGGGTGATCGCCTCCTCCCGGTTCGTGTGCGAGATGGTGAAGGAATAGCGGCGCATGAACTCGTCGCAGTTGCTCTCGAGCGACGGGAGCGAGCCGATGACCATGTTTCCGTATCGGTCTTTGAGGCAGACGAGGCGGCCGACAAGGGCTTCCAGCGCGAGGGCGGCGGCCCGCTGCGCGTGCGGCCAGGCGCAGGCGACGGACAGGGCGCGGTCGCGCTGCTCGCTGCGCTCCTCGACGGGGTAGGCAAGGCCCGCCAGATGGACGGTCGAGACACCGGCCGAGAAGCTGGTGCGGTTGGTGCGCAGCTGCGTTTCGGACAGGCGCATCTCGAGCCAGACGCCGGTCTCGAGGTCGCAGATCATGTTGGTCTCGGGCAGCACTTCGACAGTGTCGGAATTGGACACGCCGTAGTTGTCGCTGTCTGCGTAACAGCTGCGGACGCGGTAGGTCGCGCTGCCGATGCTGGTATGGTCGACGTACTGCTTTTGCGTGGTGCGGGCGATGGCGATGCCGTCCCGCTCGATCAGATAAAAATCATAGCTGCCTGCGGTCTGCCAGGTGAGCGTGGCCTCATGGCCGGCGGTGACGGTCAGGGTGATGGCCTCGCCCTCGGTGTGCGAAACGGGCAGAGCGGCTGCGCTCCACTCGGACCACATGCCGTACTTGTTCTGCACGCGCACGCGGACGGTATAGCTGCCGTCGGCGAGATAAGCAGGGGAGCGCCATGCCTTTTCTGTGCCGTAGACCGTTCCGGAGGCGTAGCCGCTCGAGAGCGTCAGCTGATAGGCCTCCTGCTCGGAGGTCTGCCAGGTGATGCGCGGACGCGGGCCTGTGGACTGGATTACGATGGACGGTGCGGACGGAGCGTTGATGGCGATAAACTCTGCCTTGTCGCTCCATTCCGACGGCGTGCCGTCTGTGTTGTAGGTGCGCACGCGCCAGTATTTTGTTCCGCTTGTGAATTTGTTCGCCGGAACGTCGTAATACTGGTTTTCTCCCGTGACGGTTGCAAGGGTATTCCACGTCGTGCCGTCGGCGGACCATTGCAGATCTGCCTTGCTCTGCGGCGTGCCGGTGGAAATGATGTGCTTCCACGAAAAGCGGTTGACGATTGTCGCGTCGATGACGATGCCGGAAGGGGAGACGGGCTTGGCCGTCGGGGTAACGTCTGTTGTCGTGATCTCCTGCCATGCGGACGTCGTTGTCGTGCCGCTGTTTGCCGTCACCTTTACGCGCCATTCGAGCGTCCCGGACGGGAATGTGTTTGCCGGGACCGTGCAAGCGGTCGTCGCGCCAGACACGCTTATCGTTTTTGATGTGCTTGCGTTTTTTACGCGCCACTCAAAAACAGCGGAGGTTTGTTTGACCTCTGCGAAGCAAACCTGCGTGAGATCTGTGTCATCCTCGGCGTCCCATGTAAATGTGTTTTTTTGAAACCTGTTTACGAACGCTCCTGACGATGGGGAAAAATTGTCTGCTTTTATTCCGACATTGTCGTTTGAGTACTCGCATGTCAGGAACGGCTTTCGCGTTGATTTTTCCCCATAAAAAATTGCTTCGCTTGTTCCAGACGGCGCTCCTCTGAACGCAAAAACAAATCCATTCTTTATGCCGCTTTTTAATTCTGTTTTGCGTTCTTCACTGTATGGCGTATAATCTGCACTTAGCTGTATAATCTCGTTCAGCGTAGACCAATATCCATCGGCGTGCTGCGAAAGGCTCTGTCTGTAAACGCTCGGCCTAGTCACATATGTTACTGTGCTCACATCGAGTGGGCTTGCCAGCCCGTTCACATATGCCCAAATTTGTTTATACCCAGTCTCGCTTTCTTTTGTCGGCTGTGCGTATATTGTAAGCGTCACCTTTGTTACGCGTTTAAATTTATACGCATCTCCCGGCACATGGAATTTGATATATATGTTATCCCCTTGCTTGACGTTTCCTGCTTCCCCCGTAAACGGTTCCACAAACAACTTGTACTGTGCAAGATTTGAGTAGTTTGTATTCGGGTGGTTCTTTGCAACTGCCGTTGACCCACTCGCCGGTACTGTAAAGGTTGCCATTTACTTCGCCCCCATTCTGGCTGTGATGCGTGCGTTTTTGGCGATGCGGAGGATGGTGTCGAGGTCGTCCACATGATCAACGTAGACGGTGGTGTTGTAGGTATCGCCGGAGGTGTAGCGCGTTTCGCTGGCTGTCTGGATGCGGGAGCCGGACGGCAGGAAGATCCGCTCGAGACCGTTTTCGTTCACCCGCGTCCATCCGCCTCGCCAGTTGTCCGTTCCGGCGGCGTTGCCGCCCAGATAGCGGCGAACCCATTCGTCCTCTGTGATGCCGATGGTGGACGGGTCGCCGCGGGCAACTGCATCCTCGTAGGCTTTGGCGAGATCTGCCGCGCTCTGCCCCCACTGCTGCTCTGTGTAGCTATCGAGCAGATTTTGGTAGTTGTTGCCGTTGCCGCTGGAATAGCCAAAGCCGAGCGCGTGCGTCATCTGTCCCCAGCCCTCGCTGATGTGGCCGGTGCTGAAGTTGATAACGCCTTTTAAAAGCTCCGCCGCGTCGGCCATGAGCGCCATGACTTTTGCGAGGGGCTGCAGCGCTTTGGTCAGCGCCGGGACGCGGTTGTTGGATAAGTCGGACATGGGGTTCAGGATATCGCCGACGGTCTCCAGCAGCATACCGAACGCGTCGACAATGCCGGAGTCCTTGAGCGCCTTGCCGCCGTCCTTTACCATGGTGGTCACGTCGCCGTAGAATTCTTCGAGGTACGGGGCGAATTCGGCGGACAGCTGGTTTTTCACGCCCTCCTGCGTGTTCTGCAGGCGCTGGTATGCGTCGTCTACCGCGCCGAGTGCAGAAAGCGCCTCGTCGTCGAGCACATACCCGACGTTGTGCGCCTCGTCTGCGTAGGCCTTGAGTGTCTGCGAGCCCTGAATGATCAGCGGATTCAAATCCTGCGCCGAACGGCCAAAAATGTCCATGGACATTGCGTCCCGCTCGGTTTCGTTTTTTACCTGCCCGAGCGCGTCAATCGTTTCATAGAAAACATCGTTCGCGCTGCGCATACTGCCGTCGGCATTGGTCACGGAGACGCCCAGTGCCTCAAAGGATGCCTTCGCATTGCCCGTGCCGTTCATCGTGTCCTGCATGTTGTTGGTCAACTTTGTCAGGCTTCCCTGCAGGGTGTCTACGGATACGTCGATCAGCTCGGACGCATAGGCAAACTCCTGCAGCTGCTGTGTCGATTGCCCGGTCTGCATGGAAAGCGTGATGATGTTGTCGGCAAAGGCGGCGGACTCCTTCGTCATGGAGATCATGGCTTTTTCTGCCTTGACAATCGCCGCCGCGACGGCAGCAAAAGCGCCGGCTGCGGCAATCGCAGAGGTATCGAGGCTGCCCATGGCGTTCATGGATGATTTCATGCTGCCCGGCAGCTGGATTCCAAGCTTGGACGTCAGGCCGTTTACCACGTCGCCGAGGTTGCCCATCTCCTTGCCGGAGTCCGCGATCTTCTGCTTGTTCTCGTCAAACTGGTTGTTGAGATTGTTCAGCTCAGCCTCGGCGTTGTTGAGGCTGGTCTGCCACTGCATGGTGCGCTTGTCTGCCTCGCCGTATTTTTCGGCGGACTGCTGGAGCGCAGCCTTGAGATACTCAATCTTCTCCACCTGCGTGGAAATCTTGCGCTCTAAGACGTCATTCTTGGCGTTTAGGGCCTCTACGCTGTCCGCGTTCTGCGCGTAGGCAGAGGATACCTTGCGCATTTCCGAGTCCAGCACCTTCATGCCGCTGCCGATCTCGGAAATGGCCTGCTTGTATTCTTTTTCGCCCGAAAGCGTAAATTTTGTATTGATGTTCGGCATGTTAGGTGCCTCCGTTCAGATAGGCCGACAGGCTCTGCGGCTGTTCCTGCTGCTCCGGCTGCTTTTGCGGCGCAAGCGCGTCAAGCAGGAGCGTTATGCGGCGCGGGGACATGGTTTTCCAGAAATCCCGCTCCGGCAGATGCAGCCGGAAGAGCCAGATTGCGAGGAAGCCGGGGAAATCAAAGCCCAGCTGCTTCGGTTTCCCCGGCGGTGTCAGTTTTTTTCGTCTTCCTTCTGCTCTTTTCCGGCCTGATTTTTCTCGACTACTTCCGCCCAGACCAGCGGATAGATCAGTTTTCCGGCTTCGATCGTCTGCGAAAGCGTGAGCTTCCGGCCCAGTTGTTTCCTGGTAAATACCAGCGGCAGCCCGTTTTCGTCCTTGATCCCCTGCGTGTCGGCGGCGTCTGTCAGCATGCCGGCCAGAAAGGCCAGCGTGCTTTTGATTCCGTGGATCCGGTCAAGCGCCTGCAGAAGATTGCCGTCGTATTCATCCTGCACATACGCTGCGACATTCATGTTGCAGACGAGCCGGTAGGTCCTGCCCTCGAATTCGTAGTCTACAAAGTCAAACTTTGTCGTTTCCATCAAGTTTCACCCAGCTTTCCCTTGATCCAGGCAACGGCCTCCGCCGCGGTGTCGACGGTCTCGGTCTCGAGCAGCAGCTCGTCGGCGGAATCGTCCGCGAGGAATTCGCCGGTCGTGGTTGGCGTGTTGAACTGGATGTTCTCGCCCTTGGTCTGGTAGGACAGCGAGGGCGGGCCGAACAGCGCTTTCGGCACCCAGACGCAGGTGTATTTGGTCACGCCGTCGATCTTATCCGGCGCGTAGAAGCCGACGCCGACGTAGTTGGCGATGTCCTTTGCCGAGAATTTCAGATTTTCCTTGCTCGTATCGGATGTGCAGCCGTAGAGCATGGCCTGTGCGGTCCTTTTGATGTACTTGACAGCCAGCGAGATCGTGCCGCCGGTGGCAAGCTTGATATACTCGGCAAGCTTGGATTCCGCGTACAGGCGGCCCTCGGCGAACTTGAGTTCCAGCTGCGCGCTCATGGCGTCGCCGACGTCGGTCGGCTCTGTGTAGGTCACGGTGCCGGACGTGTTTTTATACTTTCCCGCCCGGATGCCGCGTAAGTCAAAACTAGGCATTTACAATAGGCCCCTTTCTTTCAGCTTTTGTGTAAGGATCTTTTCGAGCTCCTCGTTTACGCGCTTCTGCGCGTTCCTGACGCCCTTTGTCCAAAAATAAGTTCCTGTGATCTGCCCGTGCTCCTTCGCACGGCCGTAATTTAAAACAAAAAGCACGGTCGCCCTGCGCGTTCCGTGCTCGTTTTTTCCGACTGCCGTGATTGTGATATACGGATCTCCGTTTTTGTCCTGCTTGATGGTTTTGCGGTATTTCACGCTGGAGGCGTATGCTTCCGTGCGGAACCCGCTCGCCCGGACGGCATTTTGCAGCTCCTCGACGATGATATCCCCGGCGGCGTACAGGAGCTCCTGCTGCATGTCCTCATCAAAAACATTCGCTTTCTGGAGCGTGGCCATGAGCTCGTCGACACCGGTGATGGAGATGTTAGCCATAGGCTGCGCCCTCCGTCTCGGCGATGAGCGCGATCTGCGTGCGGCCCGTCTCCTTGTCGTAGGTTTCCATGTCGACGGTGACGATGTAGCCAGCGTCCTCCAGCGCGGCCTTTACGCGCTTTAAAAGCCCGGCGGCAAAGCCCTCGGCAAAGATGGAAACGGCGTACTGCACGCCGGTCTCGGCCTCTCCGCCCTCGGCGTAGAGCTGCCCGGACTGGCCGAGCAGCTGATAGGTGATGTAGGTTTCTTCCGCGCCCTTATAGGGCGGGTGGCAGACCGGAACGCCCAGGCTTGATAGCGCCTCATAGATCATCATGCGCCGTCCCTCCGTTTGCAGGTCAGCTCGATTTCCTCTGTTTCCTGCCCGTAGCTGCGGACGACGTCAAAGATGTCGGAGCCGCAGACGAGCTGCTGCTCGCCGCCGTATTCCGCGCTGTGCATGCGGAAAATTGCGTCCGTGCGCTTGCCGGCTTGCGCGGCCTGATAATACTCGGCGCGGTTTACGGACTTGCGGGCAGCCCAGACGCTGGTCTCCCGCTCGAGCTTTTCCGTCGTCTGGCCGTTTACGATGGGGTAGGAGAACAGGCGCAGCGTGATTTGCGTATCAAAGATCACAGCACGCGCCTCCTGTTCCGCCGCTGGCCGGGACTTCCCGGTAATCGTCCGAGAGTCCCATGGCGTCGCGGATATCTGCGAAGCAGGTCTTCCATTCCTCGCCGCGTCCGCAGAAATCATGCTGCCAGCGGACGTATGCGCGGACGGCGTCTTTGACCAGCGGATCTTCGTCCGCTCCCTCTGCGCCCGCAAGGTGCAGGCGCATGAGACAGGCGTCGATCTCGTCTTTGAGCTCATCGTCAAGGGCGTTTGTGGTCAGCCGCAGGGCGGTTTTTGCAACGTTTATCAAAGCCATTGGTTATCCCTCCCTGTTGGCCGCGCGCCGTTAGGCCTTCTTCTTGGTCAGCGTGACGAGGCTGTTCTTGTCGACGACCTTACCGTCGACAAGCGCCAGCGCGACGGTGACCTCGTCGTCGGTCGCGTTGTCGGTGTACTTGCGGAAGGTCATGCCCAGATTTTCGTTCCAGAGGTAGTCCTTGAAATTGAAAATGAACGCAAAGATCGTGTCCGCGGTCACGCTCGCCGTGAAGGACGGCAGATAGTCGCCGACGAGGACGACCTCTCGGCCAAAGAGCGAGTAGACCGGCTTGCCGCTGAGTCCGTAGTTGACGCGGGCGACGGGCTGCTTCTTGTCGTCGACCATGCCGACGATCTGCTCGAAGAAGGTCTTCTTCGACATGCACCAGACGGCGTCTGCGTCGTAAGCCTGCGGCAGCGCGGCCTCTGCCTTGACCAGATCGGTGTACGCCAGCGCGGTCGTTGCGGCAGCGATGTCGATGTTCTGGCCGGTCACGACGGTTTCCTTGGTGATGCCCTTCGGCTGGCCGGAGCCGGATCCGCTGATGATGGACTGCTCCTCGGCCTTGACCATGGCCTCGGCCACGTTGGCGACGAACTGCGACTCAAACATCGGGTAGGTCACGATGGATACCTCAAGCGACATGGAGATCGCGCAGCGCAGCTTGTGGTAGGCGAACGTGATGGAGCCGAGCGCCTTCTTCTGCTTGTCGGATCCTACGCCCTCGGCAACCCAGGAGGCCGTCGGCTTGGCGGAGCTGGTCGGGACGGTCACGCCGCCCTTGTAGGACGTGTGCGTCACGCGCGGCAGGATCATTCCGGTCGCTTCGATCTTCTCGTAGATCTTCTGCAGCGTCGTGGTCGGGATGGCCGCGCCAACGTCGGAGGTCTTGGTGTTTGCGTCCACGTTGGTCAGCTCTGCCGGGATCTTCTTGCCGGTCAAAACGTAGTTCATAAAGGCCCGCTTGTACTCGTCGGTGTCGTACCGGTCGAGCACGTCCGGAGTCTTCGCGCCGCCGGACAGAACGATACTTTCTGCCGTAGCGACTGGCGGAAGCACCGATACAGCCTGACCCTGTACATGCACGCCCGCGAGGGCGTTGAGATTCGCCTGGATCTTGGCTTCCTCCTCAAACTTGGCGTCGAGGGCCTCGACTTCCTTCATCTTTGCCTGCGCCTCTGCGGTCTTGCTTTCGTCCAGCAGCTTCTGGGCGTCGTCCATGAGCTTCTGTCGCTGGATGTTGTAAATTTCCTTTGTCATTTCAATTCTCCTTTGAGTTTTAAAAATTTCAGTTTTGCTTCTGCCTGCGCCCGTTTGGGCATAAAAAAATCAGGCTCTGCGGCCTGACCTTTTAAAAAGTTTTCCGCGCGCCGGAGCGCGTCTTCGCTGAGCATGCCGGAATAAAAATCCGCGGCCAGCGGTTTCTGGCCGGTATCCGGCTGCATCACGCGGTCGACGAGGCCGAGTTCTACGGCCCGCTCCGCTGTGATCCATGTTTCTGCGTCCATCATGGCGGCGATCTCCTGCTCTGTCTTTCCGGTCTTGGCAATGTAGGCCGAGATGATGGCGTGGTTGGCGTCGCGCAGGACACCGGCGGTGTGCTCCATCTGGCGGTAGTCGCCGTCGGCGCTGGACTGGACGTTGTGGATCATCATCATGCCGGTCGGCGTCATTTCCGACTCGCCCGCCATGGCGATGATGGACGCGGCCGAGGCCGCAAGGCCGACGATGCGGATGTGGACGCCGCCCGCGTAGTTGCGCAGGGCGGTATAGATCTCGCTCGCGGCGAAGATCTCGCCGCCTCCGGAATTGATCTCGACTTCGGCCCGCTCACCGTTTCCTGATGCAAGCGCGTCGGCTACGGATTTAGGGCTCGTCGCCTCCATGCCGTACCACTGATAAAAGCGGTGCTGGTTGCTGGACACGATGGGCCCGCGAATGCTGATCTTCATGCGGTTTCATCTCCCTTCTGGTTGGTATTCTGATTGACCGGCTGCGTATCGAGCCGCCGGATTGGCTTGTCTCCGCCGTCTACCGGCGCGAGGTTGAATGCGCGCCGCCATTCGTTCGGCGTCAGCGCGCCTCGGTCGACCATCTGCAGGAGGTTGAGCTTGGTCGAGGTCGAGGCGAAGTCCCACGCGGAGGCCTCGAATACGATGCGATTCCCGCAGCCACGCTCGCGCCGGGAGAATAGCTTGCGGGTGTACTCGCCGCTGAGCTGCTTCAAAACCGGCTCGATCTCGGCGTCAAAATAGGCGTTCTGCTCATCCTCCGTCGCAATGGATGTGACGATGTGCGGGTTGGTGTTAAACAGGGCATAAATGCGCTGCGTGGTTTTGTCCATCTGGGCGGCGTTCGGGACGTAATCCTTCGGGTCAATCTGCTTCGCCTCTGCCTTTGCATCTACGGCCGCGACGCCCGTGCCGTTAGTCACGTTCAGGAAACTGTCCGCGAAGTCCTGCGCACGCTGCTTCACGTCCTCCGGGCGCATGGACGCGGCGAACATCAGCAGCCAGCGAATCACGGCGCTGTTTCGGATGGCCTTGACGATGCCCTGATCTGTCGTGGTGACGATCTCCATGAGCGGCACAATGGCCGGAGCAATGGGGTCGCCGAAGATGTCGTTTTCGTAAAAATCCCCGCGCAGGTGGATCACATCGTCGTATGCAAACGTCAGCACATTGCCGTTCTGCATGTAAAATTTCAGGTATAGATTTCCGCCCGCGTCATAGACAGCGTCTGCCTGCATGGCCGCGACCGGGAAAATGGCGTTTGGCAGACCGTTTTCATCCCGGAGGATCACGGCAAACGCGTTGTTGTTGAGGACCAGCTGCGCGGCCAGCTTCTCCTGCAGCAGCTGGCCTGTCATGTACTGGTTCGGTTCCTCGAGCAGGAACCGGATATACGGCTCCGGATTTACGGCGAGCTTCCGCGCCGATGCCGTGGCCGTTTCCCTTATGTGCTTGGCCGTCAGCTTGCCGATGGCCTTGATCTTCGGCCGGATGCAGGCGCGGACGATGTCGGACTGATACATTTTGCCGTTGTAGCTGTAAAAGCCATTCCCGCGCTCCTGCACCATCTGCACGGTCGAAACGCGCTTGGTCGTCGTGATATTCGTCAGGAGGTTTTTAAAAAATCCCATTGTCTCACTCCTAGAGCATACTGGTGTATTCCGCCTGCTTCTGATCATAGATCGTGTAGGCGTCTAGCAGGGCCGCCGTTCCGTCGATGCGGCGCGTTGACTTGCTCGTTTTGTGCGGCTGGATATTGCCGTTTTTGTCCTCGTCGTAGGCGGTGTTTGCGAGGTTCCACTTGTCGATCGGGTGGTTGTTGTAAATAATGCGTTTGGATTCGAGGTCGTTTCCGCAGCGCTTCATTGGCTCGGACAGCGTCTTTACTCCCTGGTGCACTGGGATCATGGCTTCGGCCCCGAAGTAGTCCGCCATGCTGTCTACCCAATAGGCCGCAGACCAGGCGTCGTATCCGAAAAACGGCAGAAAAATATCGAGGTCTTCCTGCACCTCGACAAACCATGCTTTGACGTCCTCATAGCGGATCTTGTTTCCCTCTGATAATCTGAGCAGCCCGCGCTCATGCCACTTGTCGTATGGGATCTTATCTTCCGTGACGCGCTTTTCCAAAAGATCCTGCGGCAGCCAGTACATCTGCAGCACAAACAGGATCTCCGGCAGCTCTGGCACCTGAAACAGCACCTTCGCCGCCGTCAGGTCAGTGGTCTTGGAGAGGTCCGCGCCGCCGATGCCGTATCGCGGGTAGGAAAGCACGCGCTCCTGCGTCTTGCCGTCCGCCATGTGGTGCTGCCAGATCAGGCGGCGGTTTTCCTTGTCGAGCTGGAAGGTGTCACGATTGTCCAGCTGCTCAAAATTGAGCCAGGCTTCGGAGGACGTTTCGCGGATGTTGAAATCCTTGCAGACGAGGTTTCGGACGAGGGCCGGGTTTTTCTCCGCCCGCTCTACCCGCTCTTTGAGGGCCGTGTAGGACTTGATCGTCCCGAGCCCCGGATTTGCCTTTTTCCAGCAGTCCGGGTCTGTCCACTCGCTGCGCTTATCGAGCTCGTAAATAAACGCGATCCGGCGCGGGTCGTGGTACCCGTCCGGATCTTCGTAGCCGTTTATGATGCGCTCGGCCTCTTCGTATTTCTCGTCGTAGATGTCCTCGCGGATGGTGCCCGCGGTGGAGGTGATAAAGATCAGCGGTTGCTCACGGGCCGTCACGCCGTCGGCAATAATGTCGTACAGGGCGCGCCCGCTCTTCCACTGGTGGATCTCATCCATCATGGCCCCGTGGATGTTGGGGCCGTCAAGGGTGTCGCTGTTAGAGGCCAGCGGCTTGAAAACGCCGTCGTTGAAATCGCTGTCCAGCTCAGCGACCAGACAGCGCGTCCGTTTGCGCAGCGCCGGTGATTTCTGCACCATGCGCTTTGCTTCCTGCCAGATGATCTTCGCCTGGTCCCGCTTGGTTGCCACGGCGTAAACCTCTGGGCCAGCCTCGCCGTCCGCAAGCTGGAGATACAGGCCGACGCCGGAGGCCAGCAGCGATTTGCCGTTTTTCTTGCCGACGATGAGGATGGCCTCGCGGTACTGGCGGTTTCCCTCGATGTCGATAAACCCGAAGACAGTCGCCAGCAGCGCTTTTTCCCATAGCTCCAGCCGGACGAGTTGTCCGCCCGCCTTGCCCTTGGAGTGGTGGCAGTAGTTTTCAAAAAATTCTAGGACGTGATTGGCACGTTTCGGCGAGTAGTAAAACTCGGAGTTTTCCGCTCCCAGTTGCTCTACAACGTGCCGGTAGGTTTTCTGCACTTTGAGGCTGACGGCCTCGCGGCCCGACTGGATCGCGTCCCAATACTCGAGGATGGGGTTGTAGGTCTCCGGGTAGCGCGTGAGTTTCATTCCTCGTCACGCTCCCGGACAAAGCTTGCAAAGCCGTCGTCCTCCTGCTTCGGCGCGGTGTCCGGCTTCGGCAGGAGCGCCGTGAGCTGCTTGATGATCTTCTGGTAGTTCGCGTTCGTGGAGTTGTACGCCTGCCCGATGGGCCGGGCGCGATCATAGGGCTCCAATCGCTCCGACTGCTGGAATTTCTCCGTCCAGCCGTTTTCCCGCAGGTCGTCCGCCATATCCTCGCACTCGATGCGCATAAAGGCTGCCTGATCGATGAGTCCCGCGACAGTCCCGGCCGCTTCCTTCGGCAGAAGCTTGTAGATCCTCCGGAGTCTGGTCTTCTCGGCGCGGATACGCTGTTCCTTTGTCTTTTCCTGCCTGTTCGCCACAAAAACCGCCTCCTTTTCGCGTGATTTTTGCCGTCTGTCCGCGCGTGCGCGTAGATTACTTATCGCCGCGCTTTTGTAGGGGGGCCTCGTGAACGGCCTGCGTATTCTTCCGAGGTAGGGCGTGCGGTGATTCAGCCGGCGCCGCGGCCTCGCGTGACGGGGGGGATCGGGTCGCCGGCGGCGTCGAAGAAAATTTTTTTCGTCAGAGATTTTGCGACGCCGTGACCGTCGAACTGATCGTGGCAGTCCTTGCAGACGAACTCGAGGTTGGAGTAGGACAGGCTGATATCCGGGTCGGTGATGTTGTCCGGCGTGAGCGCCCGCTTGTGGTGGACGATGTAGCCCGGTTTGTCCCGGCACTCTTCGCAGAGCCCGCCGTCAATCGTCCGGCGGAACTTGATATACCCGGCGCGGCATTTCTTCCAGCGCGCGGATGCGTAAAAGCGCGCGGCCCACGGCTGCATCCTGCTCCCTCCAATTCTTCACGCTATCACTGTAGCACATTTTTTTGGCTCTGTTGGCTCAATTTTTGCGATAGCCAAGCTCCCGCGCCGCTTCGTATACAAAACGGCTGTACATGCGCTTGGCTGTTGACTGGCTGACATGCACCCGGCGCGCGGCGGATTCCAGGCTTTCCCTCGGCCAGATCCATGCGTGCAGGCGCACGATCTCCAGCACATCGGCTCCGTCCCGCCATGTCTGTGCGGTATTGATCGCGGCTTGCACGGCAGCATAGTCCTCGTACTCCCGCGAAGATAAAACGCGCACAGCGATATCCTCGACGGCGCGCCCGGAGGAATGTCCGCCCGGCTGTGCAGAATATCCCGGCGTGATCTTCTGGCGGCTCATGTCCCGAACCTGTCTGTCCAGTTTCGGGAATTCGCCGATGGTGCGGCAGACGTTCCAGTACCACCAGTATCTCGTCTTTGACACTTTCCCACTTCCTTCCTGCTTCGTGCTAAAACCTTACGCATATACAAGGCTTAATTTAAGCGGCTCCCGTTCCGCTTGTGCTCTGATCTTGGATCGACTACATACTTATAATATTGATACCCGTACTTTGTCGTCCGTGCCTCGACGAGGATATAGCCGCGCGGAGCGACGGGTGGATGCTTGGGACTGTACTCGCGCACGGCCTCGGTCGCAGGTTCCGGCTCGGGGCGGATACAATTTCGCGTCGCCTTGTACCGGTGGCCGCCGAATTCTTTTCTCCAGTGCGCATGCAGGTAACTGGCAAGTGCTGTGTAGTCCTGGCCGTGGTCGATCTTGTTTCCCTGCTCATCTATATAATAGTTGTGCTTTCGCAGGTGCCGAACCTCGATCACGCTGCCGAGCCCCCAAAGCCCGCCGATGGCTTCTTCCGGGATTCCCTCTGTTACCAGGTGCAAATGAAAGCGATTGGTTGTTTTTCCTCTTCCGTAGAAAGCAACGATTTTGGCCTCCGGATAGTGATACTGCATGCGGCGCACAAGGTTGTCGCGCACTCTGCGCATTTCCTCTGCGGTATGTACCTCGTTTTCTGTATCCAATGTCAGGGTGGAGTACAGGCTTGTGGGCGAGAAATTGGCGTTCATCAGCGCAACGAGCCGATCCAGCGATTGCTTGCTGTTGAATTCATCGCGCTCCGCCTGCGTCTGGAAGCGCGGCTTTCGCGGCTTGCTGGTCTTTTTGTCCGCGCCATCGGACACGGTATAAACGATCTGCGTACATACCGCCCCTGTAAACAGTCGGCGCTTGTGCCTCTTTGCCATCATCCACACCTCTTTCTCCCGGGCGGACAGAGCCGTCCGCCCCTACAGGTCCATCTGCCCGCTCAAAGCGTGGCCGGAAATTCCGGCCATGCGTTCAACGATCAGTTTCCTCGCGTATTTTCATTTCTGTGTATTCTGTTGGCGTTATCGGTGGAAAGCCGAATGCCGCCCTGATTTCGTTCGGGGTGTTCTTGCGGAATACATCTTCTTCCTGCATGATGGCTTTCCACGCAGCTGCGTCCAGCGCCTCAAGCGTTACCTCCGCTTGATGTTTCAGGCTGCGCAACTTGAAAAAAACCAGCACGCCCAGCGCGATCCACTCCAACGCAGCAGCAAGCTCCAAAATCTCAATGATCATTTTCTTCTCCTTCCACTCCTTCCATAGTCGCTTGGCAGTATTGGCAGCGGCGCGGCAGGCTCTTCCTCACGCCGCCCTTTTTCCAGACTTCGACGTGCGGCTTCTGCGGCCTGCCGCAGGCCGGGCAGCGGTAGACGTGGAAGATATCATCCCAGCGCCACCAATTCCCGGTGTGGTGCAACTGCTTCGCCGCGTTTTTAAGCAGCACGGCATAGCAGTCCGGTACATCCTCCGGGAACCAGCCTGCGATGGGGCCGCCGCTCAACCGGCACTTGTCGCAGTCGTCCGCCCTGCACGCCTCTATCGCCTGCATGATCTCCGTAAAACTCATATCTTTTTTGCCGAGCAGCAGCGCTTCCCGGCGTTTTTCTTTTCTGCTCATCCCTGCGCCGCCTCCATTTCCTTGCGCTCCTGCATAAACCCGTGCAAGAACAGTTCCAGCAGCGCGGCGGCGCGGTTGCACAGATTTGTAAAATCCTTCTTGCTGATCTGCAGCTTGCCGGTCGTAATAACTTCAGTCTCCGGGCGGCCAATAATCTGAATCGTCGGATTTGGCACCAGTTTCTTTTGGCCGTCCTCCACTATGAAAAGCGGCGGCGTGGACTGCTCCATGACGATGCGCGGCGGGTATGCCTCGCCCCGGAAGCTGGTATCCCAATTCAGCTTTTCGTAGTACGCGACAAAATTGTCGAGGTCGTGCGCAAAAGTTCCCATGATTTCTGCCATTTTAATACTCCTTTCACACTTCCACGCACTCATCGGCGCGGATATTGATGCGTTTGCCGCCGGACTGGATCACATAGCCGTACCGCTTTGTGCTTGTTGGCGGGCTGTATCTTTCCGCCGGGTAGATCTGCCCGACGACCGGGCTCAGCTCCGGATAGATCTCTACCGGCTTTGTGATGCGGATGTTTACCCGGCTGTGCGGCAGGCGGAGCTCGCCGTTTTCGGCGCGCATGCGCTCTCCGCATTGTATGCGTCCTTCTGCCCGCACTGCTTTGATGTTTGCGTTCCTGCATTTCGGTGAGCAGCACGGCTTGTATGTGCTGTACTGCCGCAGATAGCCCGGCGTCCGGTGGAATTCTTTCCCGCACTGCGGACAGATCAGTTTGACTAATTCCTGTTTC